GCTGAGTTTGTAATGATACCTGATGCAGCAATCAGACCACCTGTGATCGTGTTAGCAGTGATCTTATCACCCGTGATTTCACCTGCTGCAATCTTGGCCCCTGTAATTGCATTAGCAGCAATCTTATCACCAATGATAGCACCAGCAGTAATCTTCGCAGAAGTTATAGCGTTGGATGCAATCTCATCCGCTGTGATAGCTCCAGTGGCAATATTACCCGCTGCAATCGTATCTGCTGCAATTTGACTTGAGGTGATACTCCCTGCGGCAATTTCAGAAGCTGTCACAGCACCAGCGGCAATCTTAGGCGTAGTGATTGCACCGCTAGATATTTTAGTCTCTGTTATAGCCCCCGATGCAATGACATCACCAGTGACTGCATTTGTCGCAATCTTAGCATTTGTTACTGCATCATTAGCGAGCTTGAGTGTGTCAATCAGACCATCTGGTATTTGAGCGCCAGCAATAGACCCGGTTAAGTCACTAAAGTCCTCAGCACCTCCGACAACTTGCTCCCAAGCGGAACCTGTCCACTGATATAACTTCCCGTCAGTACGGTTAAACACCTTCTGACCCTCAAAGTCACCAGATGCAGGTAGAGATGTAACATCCTCAATGGCATATAAACCTTGATCGGTGAACAAACTATAGACACCATTAGCGAAGTCATCGTCATCGATAAAGTTGGTCGTCGCTGATACACCAGTAGTAAATGCAGAAGCATTGCCACTGTAATCTACCGATTTAAGGAAGTAATATCTTGTCAGATTAAGTCCAAGATTTGTGCGTGTGAAGCTGTCACCGCCAGAGATACCAACCTTAGACGCGCCCGTGCTAGTGTTCGTTGTGTTCTCGTATATCTCAACAAAGTTAAGATCGCTGTCGGCTGGGTTAGTCCACTCGACTGTAATGTATTTAAACCCGCCAGTGGCGCTGATCGCAGTTGGCAGTGCTGGCGCGGTCGTATCACCACCGCCCGTAAAGGTAGCCGTGACGAAATCACCGCGACGACCGTTTGCAGCTACCGCCCTGACCCGAATAATATATTGGACACCGTCAACCAAAGGACTCAGCTCAATACTCGTTTCAGTTGTGGTTGTAGCAGCATAGTTGCTATCAGCGACCGCCTTCCACTCAACATCATAATGCGTAATGAATTTATTTGTTGGCGCGGCCCAAGACACAATGACGCTGTTGATAAACGTGCCGTCTGTAGTTGTTCGCCCACCGCCTGACGTTGTTAGACTTGCTATATCTAAAGATGCAGTTGGGTCTGTGAGCGTGCTGTCATTGCCAGTAATGTCGCTCTCTTCAGCGGACCAACTAAACGCAGCGGATGAAGTCTCGCGCAATGTAAGGCCAACTCTAAGGTCGCCAGCATCACCATCATTTCGGAACTTCCAGCCAACAACCTCAAACTCTTTAGCTGAAAAGCCATATCGGTCCATATTCAGCGCAATTATATCACCGCACTCAACCTCAAAAGCCTCTAGCCCAAAATCACCAGAAAGGGTCATTTGCTCACGGCCACGGAACAGAGTCATCTTGGCCAGTCTTTGCGCCATTGAGGCCGATGTGGTTAGTGGCAAAGCTAAATCAAGCGCACTTTCAACACCGTTATCGTCCGTAATAAAAGAAGATGATCTTATCTCTGGATAGTCCGAACGAATAAAGCCCTGATTCGCATCATTAAATGTACCTCTGACAATGTTGAAGTTGTCACGTCGGCTGTGCTTTGTGTCTAGGGTGATCGGTCCACGCAAGTCATCAAGGGTGAATGTCTTAATAGATGATGTATATTCACCAACCTTTAGGTGCCACTCACCTTGCCCCCAGAACAATGTTCCAGCGCAGGCTGTCATCATATCGCCTAGAACGTCGGAAGGGGTCTGATCTAGGCTTATGACACCGTTGATCTCATATCGGTTCTCTGTACCGCTGCCAGAGAGGGTAACGTCCTCATCGCATGTGTTTGCGGCGGTCTGAAAGTATGCGTCGTTTGTGTCACCCGAATTGTCTAAGCCATACGCAGAAACAAGGTAATCGCGAATACACAAAGCTGCATTGGCAGAATAAACCGTTGTGGACGTGCGCGGATCATATAACTTCTTGCCCTGCACTTTTGCAGTAAACAGTGGAACCCCTTCAGCGAAAACGTCCTGATCGTATTCCATACGAACATAGATGTACGCAATGCCTTCGCCCTTAAAATCAGACGTAACAGATGTTTCACTTTCTAGATCACTATCTGCGCTCTGGCTATCAGCACCCGTATGCTTTTTGATGCGTATTTTGGAAGTGGATGTTCCACTATCGTAGCCCCACTTATTGTCAGTAACGTAGGCTTCTGTTTCTTCATCGTATCGCTGATCTGTGACGTAACCGCTGCCATTAACTTCATATTTGTTTTCATTAATATAAATGTCGCCAATGCTGTTGACCTCATGGCCAGCAAGCACAATGATCTGATGCAAATATTGATTAGTGTCGCCTGTGCTTTCGATAAACGTAACAACGCCACCTTTGCGCATCTCACCGTACACAATTTGCTGCGGTGCAGTGGCATTACGGGTGTTAGTTAATAAGCCGCGTGATCCAGCGCCGCTAAAGCTGGGGCTAGGGGACAACGCACGCAAGGCCCAAGATGTAACAGCGGTAACGGCTATATAAGAGACCGCATACGCTGCGTAATATGCAAGAGTACCAGCGGTCAAACTACTGAAGACCGTAGACATTATAACTTCAGCGCGCGGGACACGATCCCAGCTATTCCAATTCTTAACGGTTAGATCACCTAGCTTGTATGTCATGCTTTAATCCACGCGCCCGTAATGAAGTCTATTTGCTGCGAAACTAAACCTTTTTCGCCCAAAAAGATAGCCTTTGTGCCTACAGAAATTCCAAGTGCTTCACCAATTACCCACCGCCTAGCACGATCACAAGTAACCAGCGCACCCTTGGGTGGGATGTGGTCAACCCGCGTCAACTTACAATCAATTGCATCCTGAAGAGTGTTAGATTTAAACACTTTGCGCAGGTCATCACGCTTCAAATACATGCCGCCCTTAGTATATTTGCCAACCCAATCATCCGCCCAGCCTTCGCCATACATGGCCTTATAGGCGTTATTTGTAAACATAAAGCAATCATTGGTGTGCCACTGAAAAGATACATTACGCATCTTTTTTATGTAATCGTTTAGCGCGTCTAAATCAGGCTTCACCATTTTCTGTCGCCCTGCCCCATACGATTTGCTTGTCTTGGAGCTTTGTAACCCAGTCAAAGAATGTGTCATCGCCCGTCAAGCTCTTGGCCACTCTAACGCCTGCGTGGCTCTCTCGGGTGTATCTGCGCACGTTTGGACGCTCTAGGACAATTAAACGGCTCTCTACGGTCAAACTGATTGTTGCAGTTTCGGCACTATCTTGGATAGTCATCTTATCCATAAAGCCGCTGAACACCTCAACGGTATCTGTACCAACGCCCCAATAGATAGTGACTAATCGACCCTGATATTCCTCAGTCAAAGCATAGGAAATTATTGTGCTATCTAGTCCGTTCAAAGTTAGCGTAGTTCCACGCGCAGATAGGTCTGATGCTTCCTCTAAGCCATCTATGGCGAGTAAGTTGCCCGTCCCGGTGTAGGTGTTGCCATTAATCGTTTTGTTGCCGTAGCCCGTCCAGAAGCGCAAATTGGCGGTATCAAAGTCCAGATCGACCGCATAGAAAACTTCAATCTCATCGCCGTCAAGTGCTGTAAGTAATGCGCCGGGAACTGTTCTACTCATATCGCTTCAAACGCTCCAAATGTTAGGCCGTAAATGCTAGCTTCATTGACTGACCAATTTTGCTGATTGCTTGCCAGCCTAAACTTGCCAGTTGTGTTTAGTATATTAACACCCGCGCTAGATTTAGCCTCTCGCAAAGCTGGCCATATTTCTATGTCCTGTGCGGCTCCCGTTCCAGTCGCATTAACTAAAACCTTGTGCAGTGAACGATTGGCCGTTGTGCCGATCTGTATGTAATCGCCAGCCAGGAGAGTTTCACCCGATGATATAGTAACGGAAATAGTTCTAGCTCCCGCGCTACCTGTAGCAGAATTAACATCATTATTGGCTGTCACAGTTCCACGCGGAGCCGCTGCCGTAGGATCACCGAGGTAAAAAGTGCCATATTGACCACGCAAGCTAATCAGGAAGGCAATCCATTGCTCCGCATCTGCACGCTTCATCGGCGGCAATGTAATGTCAGCTTGCCACATTTCGCCACTGTAAGCATGGGCCTGACCCGCAAACGTAAATGGTGATTGGCTATATGCCACTGCATTTACAGCCCTAAGCTCAATCGCGGCGATGCCCGTATGTGACGGCAAAGCTAAAGGGTAAGTGATAGCCATTATGCAAAAGCCCTTCCGTATGATCCACCGCGCCGTTTAGCGTCTGCAACCGCCGCTTTCGCGCTCTCGGCAATCTGTGGCATCAGTGACTTGATTTCAGTCCGTACAGTTTGTTGTACGCCAGTTGATACGTTGATGGTTTGGTTTACGATGACCTGGCCGCCGCCCTGACCCTTGGTGTGGTCAACTACAGTTTCCCTTGGGTGCATCATGGCCATAAAGCCACCTTTGCCATCAAGGCCACCAGCTCTTGCGCCGTTGCCTGTGTAGCCGCCACCTGCGAAGGCGCGGGCCTGCGGGCGGACGTTACCTGTCCCCAATGGCATTGATGGCCCAGAGACCTGATTAGCATTGAAGTAACCACCAATGGCGCTGGTGATGAACCCTGTGATCTGCTTTACAACAAACACACGATACAGCTCTTTGATGATCTCACTCGCCATTGACTTGAACGCTTCTTTTGTTGATTTTGTGCCATCAACAGCACTCATCATGGCGTCCTCAAATGACTGACCTACTGAATCCATTATCCCGTTAAGGCGCTTCATGGCTGGTGAAAGCTCACTGTCAATTTTGACTGCCAGCTTTGATATACCCTTGGGAGCAGTATCGTTTAGCTTCGCCGCAGCGGCCTCTGCAGCTGCAAGCTGCTTGCGCAATTCATCCATCTCGGTAAATATGCGAGGATCGCCGCCGCGACCACCTTGATAAACACTCTTGTTAAAGACAAGACCTTTGACCACAAGTTGGCCCATAACCGCGTCTTCATCCTGAAGTGTTTTAAGCCTTCTATCATGATCCGCCTTCATCGAATTAAACAAGGCCCGCATATTGCCCGCTTTGATGTTCATCGCCCGCAAAATGCCGTCTTGATAGAATAACTTGTCACTGGATTCGGTGAGCGTTTGAACCCGATCCTTTTCAGTGGAAACAGCTTCGTCAAGCTCTTGGTTAACAGCCCCAATAAGACCAGCCTGCTCTTTAAACAGCATAATGGTTCTTTGCACTTCCGTTGTGTAGGCACCAGCCTTTTTGAGCTGCACAATGGCTATATCTAAATTCGCGGCTGTTTCTGCTCTCGTCTTCCCATTTACTTTAGATATAATTGCAGAAATATTATGCTGGCGCAGCAACTTATCGTTAAGCTCTCCAATCTTGGCAACATGGTCATCGTAGTTATCACCAACGGCAATACCCTGGTTCTTCATTTGACGCTGGATTCTCAGAGCTTCTTTAAGAGACTTTCGCGTAGCGTCCATCTCGTCCGTTGGACTAAGCGTTTCTATGATCTCGCCCAAAGCCGCTGCACGTTGCAGCTCTGCATATTCACGAGCCGCCGCGATCAAGTTCTTATACTTATCAAATACTTCCTGCACAGGGGCAGACATCTTCTCGCCAAGTGAAGTATAGTCAGTCGCCGCAAGCGAATTAAATGATTTATTCAATCGGTCAATTGCAGTTGCAGTTTCGACCGTCTTTTTCTTTGTCTTCTCAGCAACAACAGCAAACGCTGCAAAAATAGCAACCGCCGCACCGACAACCGCACCAATTGGTCCAAAGATTTGCAAGAGCTGCGGAGCCTGTTGCCCAAACGCTTGCATCTTGGATGTGCCGTTAGCAACCTGAACTGCAAAGTCACCGATTTGATAACCAGCTTGCTGCGCACCCCCCATGGCAAATTTACGCAGATTTACGTTGCCAGCAGTTACACCCTTATTAAAACTGCCCATCTTAGCTTGAGCATTCTGCACAGAATTACCAACGCGCTGGGTGGACCTGGAAACCTGGTCCAAGCCCTTGACCGCGCTATTGGTCTGGGCAGCGATAATAATGTTGATCTTTTCACTCATTTTTATCGCGCTCCTCAATCAGTGCAAAATATGCGACCCATTCATTATACTCCGAAAGACTAATTTC